AATTCAGAGACCCCGATTGTATCTTCAGCCGTAACTTTCCCTCCGGCAGTAGGCGCTAGCAAAGAATCAAGTTCGGCGAAGAAAGATTCAACGTCGTCTAACAGACTGCCCCTTTTGTCCTTGGCGAGCATAAAGGCATTGATCGCCTCCAGATCTTCGTCGGACAATAATTGTACGGTGCCGAAACTCATTCTTTCGAGCATGAGATTCAGTTCGAGGAGGCTGTTGAACCCTTTATATATGTAGTCACTTACGACATCTACAACTTTCGCAATAGCCGACGCAATACCTTCAAAGGTAAACAAAAGAATTTGAGCGGTGACCTTTCCAGCATTCTCGAGGTCCCCGAGATTGAATTTCATCTTCACGAACATCTCGTTTAGAGTTCCGAAAATTCTGGTCAATTCATCGAAGAAGCCTTTTCCGAATTCGTCGAAGGTGTCCCCGAGTTGAATTCTCAGTCCTTCCAATGCCGACCCCGTCTTGACGAATGAACCGGTCAAACCGGAGAGCATTGTCTCCGCCATGTTGCCGGCGAAGTTGTCCAAGCCCTGCAGTTCTTGTGTCAGTCTTTGAATGACTGGTATTTGATTCGCGAGTTTGATCGCGCTCGATCCGGCCCGGACTCCGAGTTCGTCCATCGCTCCAACAACGGCCGCGACTCCATTTCTGTCGAGTGATTGGAGAGCCGGAAGCAGTCCGCCTTGTGCGAGAATCTCTTCGCCAAGTTGAGCGAAGACGACTCGGAGAGCCGTACCTCCCATCGTCCCCTTCACGCCGACATTCGCAAGCGCTCCCAGGAAAGCGGTCGTCTCTTCAATCGAAAGACCCATCCCCTTTGCATCGCTCGAGACCATCTTAAACGCTTCGCCCAGAGCCTCGACAGAGGTATTCGATTTGGCCGCTCCGGCCGCGAGTACGTTGGCGACTCGATCCATCTCGGTCGCTTGAAGGCCGAAACCTCGGAGAGTGTTCGAGGCGATCTCGGCCGCGGTCGCTAGTTCAAGTTCCCCAGCCGCTGCCAAGTTCAGGACGCTAGGAATACCCTTCATGATCTCATCGACCTCGAAGCCGGCCCGAGCCAGGAAGCCCATAGCGTCCGCCGCTTCTCGTGCAGTGAAAGCCGTCGTCGATCCGAGTTCTTTCGCAAGGTCGCTCAGACTTTGGAACTCTTCTCCGGTCGCTCCCGTAAGAGCCTTGATTCGAAGCATTGAGGATTCAAAAGAAGCGAACACCCGAACCGAATCAGCGATTGCGATAGTCGCCGCCGCGCCCATAGCCGCGAATCCTCGAGCCATGGCGCCGGTAGCCCCGACGACCATTCCCCTAGCCCGCCGGGTTGACTTCTCAAAAGATCGAAGTTCCCGCTTCGCCTTGTCCATCCCCCGTTGGAATCCCTCGACTCGGGCCCCGATTGCAATGTGTAGAGCCTTGACCGTCGCCATCATTTACCTCGGTTCTGGTGATTCATAAGAGCGTTGAGACGTTCTTTCATCTGTTCGGCATCGGTCGCCTTTTCAGGCTTGTCAGCAAAAGGCATAAAGTCCGCCGGCTTGAAGGTCTTCGACCGTTTGCCGCGGTTGGCGTTGGCGATAACCGACGTTTGTATCGCCTGGTTGATGTCGTGACGCTCCGGCCCGATCGGAGAGATCCGGTCGTAGGCCATCCAGCCGGCGATTTCTAGGGAGGACATCTCCCGCTTAATCTGGGCGACCGTCTTCCCAAGTGCCAGGGCAAGACGAAAAAGGAACCGGGTTAGAGGTCGCCCCCGGATTCCCCCTCGAGAGTCTCGATGTCCCCGGAGGTGAAGCCGTTCAAAGCCGCCGCGATTCCAAAGACCCGATCCATAGCGGCCGCGGACTTCTTGCCCAGATCCTCGATGTCACTGTCCAAGAAAAGACGCTGTCCGTTCTCATCGCAAGCCGCCAAGACGACCAGTCGAGCCCGGAGGTTGATCAGGTTCCTACGCTTGCCCCCGGAGACGGAAGCCTCAAAAGCGTCCCGCTCGGAAGCGGTCAGGATGCGAACGAAGAGATCCCCGCCCCATTGAGGGACAGAGATCTTTTCGAGGTGAAGGTCGTCGGACCCAAGAATATCAAGTCGGTTCAGGATTGCCATTTTCCCTCCTAAGTTGGTTTAGGCGTGAGTGATGTCGCCGGTGACTTTCAAGACGATCGTCGAGCGGTTGACTTCGTCCATGCTCTGGGAGTGAGAGACCGAGCGGACGAAGGCGTCGAAACTGTAAGTGTCATTATCTGAGAAGGTGACGACGATCGCAACGGCTGTCGATGATCCCGCGATGATTGATTCAAAGACGTCTTCTTGTCCGGTCGCGTGTTCAAACTGACACTCCATAGAGACCTCACCGCCATCTCCGAAGCCAGGGAGGAAGGTTCGGAGAGTCGTCGTCCCCAGGTTGGTCGTGTCGACCATAGTTCTCTCGATGTTTGGGCCATCGATCGAGAGGAGTTGTGCGATTGCGACTCCGCCAAATTCGACTGTCGCGCCTTGTCCGAGGTATGCGGTCATTTGATTAGGTCCTTAGTTTGGGGTATGAGTGACGTCACCGGTTACTTTGAAAACAATCGTCGAGCGGTTAACTTCGTCCATGCTCTGAGAATGCGAAATTGATCGAACAAAAGCCTCGAAGGAGTAAACGTCGAGATCCGAAAGAACTACCGCAACGGTTACAGAGGTAGAAGATCCGGCGATAAGAGACTCGAAAGCGTCTTCTTGGCCGTCGTCGTCATGATCGAACTGGACCTCGACAGAAATCTCGCCGCCATCCCCGAACCCGGGAAGATATGAGCGGAGAGTCGTTGTTCCAAGGTTGGTCGTATCGACCATTGTCCGCTCGATGTTCGGACCGTCGATCGAGAGAATCTGCCCAACAGTGACACCCTCAATCGAAAGAGATCCGCCGTTTCCAAGGTAAGCCGTCATCCAGGGAAGTCCGTTTCGTTAGATCTGTAAGACAAAAGGAAGGAGAGTTGTCGGATGAATACTCCGACCCGACCCCCATCGACTGGGGTTGCATAATCTGTTCGGTCATTGGTATGTGTGCAGCCCAATACCTCGACGTTTGCGAACCCTGCCCCTTCGGGGATGAATGTATTGCCCCTTCGGCCGGAAAGAGCCTGTCGGACCCGCTCGGCCAGATCGGTCGCGGTCCCGTAGTCCTCGGCCATGCAGTAGATGTCGAAGTCGACCGAGACCAGATCCGACGCTCCCCCAAGGGTCGAGTAGGGTCGGGAGGATCCGATTTCGTACATGATCGCGGGAAGGTCCTGCTCTTGATCCAGAGCCAAAGGGGCGATCCGAGTCGAGACGATCCCCGATACGTCTGAATCGGTCGAGAGGATGCGGAAGAGAGCCCGCTCGGCTTGAGAGATGACAGCCATCAGGCGACCCCCCTAGTCTTTTCGAGTTTGCGGAGCCGGCGTTCGAGAGACTTGAGCATCCGATCGCCCAGTCGCTTGTCCAGTCCGCGGAGATGTCGCTCCGCGGTCCGTGTCAAGAATCGATCGCCTCGAGTTCCTGGAACTTTGACAGAGTATCGCTTACCGCCCCGACCCCGGACACGCATGAAGAAAGGCCGCCGGCCAAACTCGATGATATGAGCGAGGTTCTTCCGGGAGTTGAATCCGCGATACCGGCCGGAGCCCTTGCCCTTGATCGCGACCCCGACCCGCCCGATGAGTTCGCCTCTCTGCTTTCGGACCGTCCGGTCGATCTGAGCCTTGAGCGCCCCTTCGTCTCGAGAGGCGAGAGACCTGGCGGTCTGTTCCATATCCTTCGTTTCTTTGGTGATAGCGGCGCGACGGATCTTCTCCGCCTCCTTCTTCCCAAGTTCAGTAAGGACCCGCTGGAAAGCGTCTCCGCCTTCCAGTTGGAAACTCACGTTCAGATCTGAGACTCCCATATCAGACCATCTCTCTCGCTTGGATCTCGATCATCTGGTCGATCTCTCGGCGGTTGAGATACTCGACGACCTCGAAGGTCCGGGAGTCGTACACCAGGCGAGACGTCGCAGAGACGTTCGAGGTATATCTCATGGTGATCTTGTGAGTGATCCGAGCCTTGGTCTGCTCGGCGTTCTGGAGTTCCGTCCCCCGTACGGGATCGATGGAGGCCCAGACCGTCTCGGCGGTCGAGAAGGACGCGGACCTTCCGCCGAAGTTGTCGACGCTCATCGATGGATTCTGGATGGCGACTCGGTGTCTGAGAAGCCCGGCCCGCATCAGAAAGCCTCCGCGACCCGATACTGGAGGATCAACCGCTCGACCCCCATCGGAACCGGAGCGAAGGTATTTCCCTTCGGATCGACTGCTTCGCGATGCTCGTAGTAGTGAGCCGCCAACATGAGGACCGCTTGGATCAGAGGTTCAGGGACATCGGTCGAGGCCGCGCCGTAGCCGGCAACCGCGGTGATCGTGACGGCCTGCTCTTGGTCCAATGTCGACGGCCATTCTTGGCCCGACTTGAGATAGATCCTTCCAGGGTCTCTGATCGTGTCTACGGCGTAGACGTCCGTCGAGAGGGTCTGGGATACCCCATCGGCGTCCAAGTACTGGATCGAGGTTACAGAGGCCAGGGGAGAGACTGGGGAGTAGATCACGTCCCCATGCGGGAACATATCGAAGGAGAAGGTGTACGTCGCGTTGATCAGTTGCCGGCGAGTCTCGTTCTCGACGTAGTTCGTCGCTCTGGTGATCAGAGAGTCGACGAGGGTGTCCTCGTCCGAATGCGAGATCCGCATCCAAGTCTTCGCGGTCGCGGTCGAGGCGACGGCCGCCGCGGGTCCGGTCGAGATTTTGAGTCCGTAGTCGTGTGAGTTCATGCGGTCCTCCCCCTTCTGTTCGGCATAAATGAAAAAGACCCGCCGGAGCGGGTCAGATCGAGGTTTGTTTCAGTCTGGGGTTTAGCATTCCATCCAGCCGCTTTTGAAGTACCCCCCTCCGTTATACATGAATTCGACTTGGATCCGGACTCTCCCCGTCATCCAATGATGGCGATCCTGAATAGTCCGACCAGTGACTTTCACCCTCACCTCAAGCATCTCAGTTCCGCCGCCAATCGTGAAGGCATTGGGTGAAGAATCAGTCGAATTCAACAGCGTATAACCGAGCGGACAATTCCCGGTAATCCAGATCCTCTTTCCGAGTTCTGGTTGGCATCCTTCGTCTATTTTGCGTGAGAGTTTTGTAGTCATTTGGGGATTCCTTATCTGAAAAAGAGTGAGCCCCTCCGAAGAGGGGCGAAGGATTTAGGCTTTGACCTCGATCCATTTTGGTTCTAAGAGTTGACTCACGACATAGGCCGCACAATTCAATGCGTCGTACCGATCCCATTTGCAGTCCGGATCGTATGAGTAGGGGACATAAGATTGCAGACCATCGAAGCCCTCAATCTCTTCGTATCGGTTGCCGTTGATTTCTTGCAAAAGCCATTGACGAGCGTCGTCCCATCGTCCTCCATTATCCTCCAGCCAAGCGGACAAGTGAGCCAGAGCGTCTTTCCAAGAGATTTTGACGCATTCAAAATCGATTGCTTGTCGCTTGAATCCTCTGGCGATTTTGCAGGAGTTGTTCACGACGGCTTTGGTTTCTTTGTTGTTCATTTCTTGGGTTCCTTTTCTTGGCTTCGTTGCCATGCCCTAAGTATATCGGCATCTTCTTAGTGTGTCAACAGTCTTGGAAGAAAAAAGTGAAAAAAAAGAGACCCCTCCGAAAAGGGGTCTCCTGATGCCATTAGGCGGGATTTGGGCTTGGGTTTAGCCCATGACGAGGACCTTACAGGCCGCGGTATTGAGGAGTTCGCCGTCGTTGAAGGCGATACCCCGGACCCCGACTTGGCCGCTGGCGGCGTAGAGTTCATCGAGTCGTGAGAACTCGAAGCCGCCGAAGTCGACGATCTGATAGTAAGAAGTGTCACCGAAGAGGATCGGCTTTAGGCCAGTAGTCAGAGCGTCGATGTTGTCGGACTCGTAGACAGGCTTGCCGAGCAAGGTATCAGGAGCGGCGCCGAGGCCAGGCGTCCAGAGGTAGTTCAAGGAGCCCGAAGTCGTGACGGGGTTCTTGAGTTGGCGGATCGCCTTGGCTGCTTCTGGGCTGATGACCCAGTTGGCAGTCGGAGCGGAGCGGTACTGGACCGCGACGGAGTAGAACAGGTCGATGATCTCGTCGCCGGTGACTTCCGTAGCCGAGGCCGCGGTGACGCCGGTCGAGGCGTTGTCGAAGATGCCCCGAGGAGCGTTCGAGTTGTCGCCGGTGAGGAAGGCAGCCAGTTCGGCGGTCGCGAAGGACCGAGCGAAGGACGAGGCAATGTATTGCTCGAGTTGAGCCGCGGAGAAGGTTCCGGTGTAGTTGAGGAGTTCCTCGGAAACCTTCATGATTCGGCCCAAGCGGACAGGGTTGAAGGTGACTTGTCCGAAGGAGTGATCACTCTCACCGATAACGGAGCCTTCGGCGCCGTAGGCCGCG